GACGTACTTCCGTTTGCCGCGCTAACCTGGAGGAGGGACTGTGGCGCTCACGCACTCCGAAATCACACTCATTGAACGCCTACGCCGGACACATGAAGACAACGCCTACCAAGACGAGTTGTTGCTGCGGTACTACCACGGCAAGCAGCGGGTGGAGCACCTCGGCATGGCGATCCCTCCAGCGATGCGGAAGTTCCTCGTCATCGCGAACTGGTGCCGCACCCAAGTTGACACGATCAACGACCGCCAGCAAGTCCGCTCACTGATCCTCCCCGGTGAGGAAACCGCCGACCCGCAACTCCGCGCCATCTGGGACGCCAACAACATGTCCTCACACGTCGGCATGTTCAACCGCGACCGGATGATCTACGGACGCTCATTCCTGTCCGTGGGCACGAATGAGGCCGATGCCTCGTTGCCGCTGGTTCGGGTCGAGTCGCCCCGCGAGATGACGGCCTTGGTCGACGTTCGCCGTGAGGAGATGTTGGCCGCCGCTCGGTTCTACGGCTCAACTGAGACTGATCCTGGTCCGACGCAACTGACGTTGTATCAGCCGAACGTGACGGTCTGGGTGACGAAGGCAGAGGGCGGCAAGTGGCTTGAGGTTGACCGCGACGAACACAACCTGGGGGCCATCCCGGTCGTGATGCACCTGAACCGTCGCATGTCTGGCGGCTGGACGGGTGAGTCGCAGATGACGGACCTGATCGGGCTCGTCGACTCCGCAGCCCGGTCGTTGACGAACTTGCAGTTCGCGCAGGAGGCGCACGGTATCCCGCGCATGTGGATGACCGGTGTTGCCAAGGGTGATTTCATCGACTCGTCGGGCAACCCAATTCCGCAGTTCGAGGCGTACTTCGACGCCATCCACATGCTCACCAGCAAGGACGCGAAGATCGGGCAGTTGGACGCCGCCGACCTCAAGAACTTCGAGACGTCCCTAGACATCTACGGCCGCCAAGCAGCGATCGTGACAGGCTTCCCGGCCCGCTACTTCGGCCTCACGTCGAGCAACCCGCCAACCGAGGGCGCGATCCGCGCAGACGAGGCCACCCTAATCCGCAGCACCGAAGCTCAGAACGAGGAAGTCGGCACCACGATCGGATGGGCCGGCGCACTCGCGTTGCGGTTCGCCACAGGTGACTGGGTCACGGGCAACAAGGTGCGGGTGGACTGGTTCGATCCCGCCACCCCGACCGTATCCCAGCGTGAGGATGCTCTCGCGAAACGTCGAGCCGCTGGTGTCCTGTCCCGCGAAGGCTACTGGGATGAGTTGGGTTGGTCAGAGGCCCGCAAAGCCAAGGAGCGGGCCTATTTTGAGGCTGAGGGGCTTGACCCGATTGCAGCTCGCATCCTTCGGGACGTGAACCCGAGTGTTGACAGCGGCGTCTGAGCATTATCGGCAGCAGCAGCGTGTCGCAGCTCTTGCGCTCCGTGAGGTGCGCCGGACTGGGAACAGCGATCTTGTCCAGGCGGCGCAGATCATCGGCGCCTACCAAACCATTTCCGTCACTCTTACGTTGGGTTCCACACCAGCGGAGTTGGCCGAGCAGGGGGTCAAGGCACCGGCAGAAGGCGTCGTAGCAGTCGAAGCGTTACTGACCGGCCCACAGGACATCATCGACCGACTCGTTAAGGCTGACACTGACGCCGCGTTTGAGGCCATCGTCCTCATCCTCACCGCCGATGCTGGCCGGACTGCAGCGGTCGTCGACATCGGCCGCCGCCCAGCCATCACCGGGTACGTCCGCTCCCTCAACCTCCCGTCGTGTGGCCGCTGCGCCGTCCTCGCAGGCCGGGTCTACCGGCACTCCACCGGGTTCCTCCGACATCCACGCTGCGACTGCCTAATGACCCCGACTACCACCGAACTCGGCGCTGAACTGGTCCTTGACCCAACCGACGCGATCGCCAACGGCGATATCACTGGGCTCTCGGCAGCCGATCTGGCGGCGCTTGACGCCGGCGCCGATCTTGGGCAAGTCGTCAACGTCCGCAAGAAGGCAACCGGCCTGACAGTCGGTTCCAGCGTCACCGCCCGAGCAGGTCGCCTCACACCGCAAGGCATCCAGAGCGCCGCCTCCGACCGCGCTGAGTTCATCGCGCTGCTCAAGCTGCACGGCTACATCAGGTAGCCCCCTCATTCTCCCTCCGCGCAAGGCGGACGGGCCGACTCCGCAATGGAGGAACTGTCAATGTCCGAAGCCAAGACGAAGACCGCCGAACCCACCACCGACGCCGCACCTGAACCGGCCGAGCAGGGCAAACCTGCCGCGACCGAAGAAGAACCGGTGCTCGGAGATGCCGGCAAGAAGGCGCTCGACCGGATGAAGGCCGAACGCAACGAGGCGAAGCAAGAGGCCGCAGCCCTCAAGGCTCGGCTGGACAAGCTCGAGGCCGCGAACATGTCGGAACTTGAGCGTGCCCAGAAGGAAGCGGAGGAAGCCAAGGCCGAGGTCGAGAAGATCCCGGCAGTAGTGGCAAGCCACCTGCGCGACCACCTCACGGTGCTTCACGAGATCTCTCCTGAGAATCGTGAGCTGTACCTGACCTCTGATGACCCCGCCACCTTGCTCAAGCAGGCGGTCGGGATCGCGGCGCGGACGTCGACGAACCCCAAGCCGGACCTCTCACAAGGCGCGCAGAACGATGCCGCGCTCAACGGAGACGGCCTCACGCAAGCACTTGAACGCGCTGTTGGACGGCGCGTATGACACGTCCGTAGGAGGACACCATGGCGATCACCGCCGCAACAGTGACCGGAGACTTCTCCGGTTTCCTCGACGCCGAACAGTCGGCGCCGATCTTCGACGAAGCCCGCCGGGCCTCCGTCGTGCAGCAACTCACCCGTCAGATTCCACTCGGGATCAACGGGCAGGAAATCCCCATCACCACGTCCAAGCCGGTCGCCGGCTGGGTGGCTGAGGCTGGGGCCAAGCCTGCCAGCAAGGGTGCGATGTCGCTCAAGACGATGACCCCGAAGAAGCTCGCCGCCATCGCGGTGGTTTCTGCTGAGGTCGTCCGCGCCAACCCGGGCGGCTACGTCAACTCGCTGCGGCCAGATCTGGCTGAGGCGTTCGCGATTGCGTTCGACGCTGCCGCGCTTCATGGCACCGCGACCCCGTTCACGACGTTCATCGACCAGACCACGCAGACGGACATCGAGATCGGCACCGCTGCTGCGTCTGCTGGTTCGGTCCATGCTGACATCAACGCGGGCCTCAAGGCTCTCGTCGATGACGGCAAGCGTCTGACTGGGTTCGCGTTCGACTCTGTGGCTGAGCCGCTGTTCAATGCCGCTGTCGACACCACTGGCCGCCCGCTGTTCATCGACTCGCCGCTCGTTGAGACGGCCGAGACGGTGCGAGCTGGCCGCGTCCTCGGGCGTCCTGCGTTCATGGGCGACGGCGTCGCGTCGGGCACGATCGTCGGCTACGGCGGCGACTGGACCCAGGCTGCGTGGGGCAGCGTCGGAGGCATCACCTACGACGTGTCCACCGAGGCCACGGTCACCATCAACGCCGAACTGACCTCGCTGTGGGAGCACAACCTCCTCGCGGTGCGGGCTGAGGCCGAATATGGCTGGCTCGTCAACGACGTTGACGCGTTCGTGACCTACATCAACGCCGCGTAGTCAGCCATGGCTGAGAAGCGGAAAAAGGCTGGACCCGCCAAGGGGACCGTGGAATCACGACCCCTCGTCGAGTACGTGCCAGCTGGTGTGCGGGTCGACCCCTATGAGGGGAACGAACCGCTCCTCGACCCGGACCTCAAGAAGGTCCGCGAGGAAGAAGTCAAGACGTTGGCCGAGGTCAAGGTGGAGCCCCGCGGGGAAATCACCATCGACCCGGAACTCGTCAAGGCACGCGACGCTGACATCAAGCAGGACGCGAAGCGCGCCAAGGAAGCGGGACTCGAGACACGGACCAGCCCGCCTGAGTCTGAGCCGAAGCCCGCTGCCAAGAAGTCCAGCAGCAGCAAGAAGAAGTGACGGGGAGGGGCGACCGTGAGCTACGCACAGGCATCTGATGTCGAAGTAGAACTTGGTCGCCCCGCCTCCTCTGCCACTGAGACGGCGCAGTGGGAAGCATGGTTGAGCCGGGTTGAACGATCCATCGAGCGCGCCTTCCGCCGCAGCGAGTTGGTATTTGAAGATCAAGTCGCGTTGGATGATCCGACCGTCGGTGACATCGTCGACGTCGAAGTGGCGGCGGTTATCCGCAAGATCCAGAACCCCCAATGGGGTGTCACATCTACGACTCGCTCCATCGACGACGCCTCCATCACCGACCGCCGAGAAGGTGGCGACGGAGGCGACCCTCTCGACCTGACCGACTATGAGTGGAATGCGCTCCTGCCAGGCTCGGAGTCTGAGGCGTTCTCCACTCGTCCCGGCTCTGAGCCCGACGATCTGTCGCTTGCCTCACTGGACTGGACATGAGCGTCGACTTCGCCACAGCAGTCCAGCAGGGCTTGCTTGAGGGTCGTGCGTTGGCCGAGTCGCTGATGACCGACTCCTGCATCATCACCAAGGACGGCGACGGCGAACCGGGCGAAATGGCCCCTGATACCGGCCAGTATCCCGACATTGCCCGGGTCACCGTCTACGAAGGCAAGTGCCGTGTCCAGATCCGCGGCGACCGCATCGGCTCCTCTGAGACTGATGCCGGTGACCGTGAAGTCACCACCCAGGAACCCGAAGTCCAGCTCCCCGTCGCTGGCACCGAAGACGTGTCTGTCGACCAACAGGTGAAGATCCTGACCGCTGTTCATGATTCGGCGTTGGTGGATCGTGTGTTCACCATCGTGGGCCGGCATGAGAAGTCGCAGGCGACTGCGCGGCGGTTGCGTGTTATTGAGGTCACGGGCTGATGTCGCTCCGTTGGGACACATCTGAACTGAACGAGTTGGCTTTCGATCTGTCGAACGCTCCGCGCCGTATCCAGGCTGAAGCGCCCAAGGTCTTCGAGGTCGGCGCCAACAAGATCAAGAAAAGTCTACGGCGCGACGCCGAGGGTCACGACTACTTGCAGAGCGGTTTCGCCGCGAAGGTGAACTACGACCGCCTTGGCCCACTCGCCTACGAGATCGGATTCGATGACGAGGGTCAGGGCGAGTTGGCGAACATCGCGGTGTACGGCTCGGTCAACAACGCGCCAGTGATGCAGTCGCCGGCCTACCACGCCGTCCTCGAAGTGCACAACATGCTGCGACACTTAGGCGACGAGGGCGAAGAAGCCGTCCTATGACCACCGACTCCGACATCCTCGCGCTCTTGGAAGCCGCCGACCTGAACGTCCACGACGGCTACATCAAGGCCGACGAGGCAGCCAAGGTCATCTCAGTCGCGTTGCCCTATGTCGTGTTCTATTCCTCGCCCGGTTACGACAACGACAACCGTCTTGGCGGTGTGGCCGCTGGCCGTGTGGTCGAGTTCCAGATCACTGGTGTTGGCGCGACCCGTGAGCAAGCCAAGTGGGCGCTGGAGAAGGCTCGCACCACTCTGAACCGTCAGCGCCTGGATGGTGCGGTGATTCGTCGTAGCGACGACAACGCGCTGGTTCGACGTGACGACGACTACACCCGCCCCGGCGGTGGCCCTCTGTTTTACGGGGTCGACCGATATGGGGTCGCTGTGGTCAGTCCTGCTCCCGTCTAAGACAGCCGGACGACTTCGGATTCGTCTGCGTAAAGGGTCACCCGGCGCGCGTTCCGCTGCTTCTTCGCTGCTGAGGCCATACCGAAGACACCGGCCTTGGCCCATCCGGCGCCGACCGTGGGTGCCTTTTCAACCAGTACCGCGGTGTGTCCGTTGTGCGATTCCACGACGAACCCGCTTGCGACCCACTGGGCGACGGCTTCGGCGAGGGCTCGTTCCCGGTCAAATCTTTGTTCGCTCATCCCCGCACGATACGCCCCTGAGGAGCTGCAATGCCCGAGTTTGTTCGAGTTCGCGACAAGGACACCGGCCACGAATACAGCGTCGTCCATGTCCAAGACCACCACGAAGTCCTCAAGGACAAGAAGGCCGTCGACGCCAACGGCCGACCGTATCCGGCCAAACCCAAGACGTCCGTCGCCAAGAAGGCGACGGCGAGCAAGTCCAGCACATCCAGCAAGCCCAGCGGTGACGAGCCCACCGAGAACCAGAATCCTGAGTCGAAAGAGAGCTCGTAATGAC